GACCAAGGCTTCCGTGAAGTGGCCCGTTACCCTGGCATGGGTCAGCCTAACCCTCTGATGGGTATTGGCGCTCCTAACGCTGCTATCTACGCTGGTGGTCAGTATGGCCAAGCCCAGTTCGTGGGTGGTGAGCCTGTGATGCCTTCCGGTTTCGTGTTCGAAGGTGTCCGCTTCTTCGAGTCCACCAACTTCCCCGACAAGACCGCTACCGTTGACATCGGCGATGGCTCTGGTGCTGTTGCTGGCCGCACCACCCCTGCTGGTCTGTTCTTCGGTCCTCAGGCTGTTGGTGTTGGTATTGGTGGTCCTAACGCTCAGGTCCTGATCAATAACAACGACGACTTCTCTCGTTTTATCATCCTGATCTGGCAACTGTACGCTGGTTTCGCGAACCTGAATAAGGACTTCGTGACCACTGCCTTTACCATTTCTGAGTGATAAGGGAGGTACTAACTAATGGCAACTTACAAATCTGAAGCCGGTGCTATTCTGCAGCCCGGTAATCAAATCAACCGCCTGTCCTCCTACAACACCGAAGGTGTTTATGCCTGGCCAGGTCTTGAGTTCTATGAGCTCATCGGCTACTTCAAGGTCAATTCCACCACTGGTGTTACTAGCGGTGATCTGATCGTTCCTTCCCCTGACCGTCGTCCCGACGATCGTGTGCGCGATGACCGCACTTCCCTGGTGGTTCAGGCTGACGCTGCGCGTCCTGCCTACGTCTACCAGACTTCGATCGCTCTTGGTCAGGACATCCCTGCTGGTGGTGAGCCTTCTTTCCCTGCTTCTCCTGTTACTGCCAACCTCGTCGGTACTAACTCCGAGATCGTCACATTGAAGCCTGCCAATGGCGCCAACCCTGTCCCCACCCCTGCTACCGTCCTTAACGGTATCAAGGCAGCTACCTCGCAGCTGACTGCTTTCGCTGGCGGCTCGATTGCTCAGGGCGACTCTGGCGTTTCTACCGCCAAGGTTCCTTTCATTGACGCTGTCACCGCCACCATCGCCGCTGGCGACTTCGTCGATTCCATGATGTATGAAGTCACCGCTGATACCACCTTCAAGGTGTTCAACGTGACCGCTCTGACCGCCACCACTCCTGATGGCGCTGGCATCTCTATCAGCGCCGCTGACGTGGCCGCTGGTAAGGCTGCTTACATCATCGGTCGTGTTAACTACGTCCGTCCTGCTGCTGCTTCTACCTTCGCAGACATCCAGGGCTTCATCGATTTCGCCTCACAAGTGGGCGGTTCCGATAGCTGATAAGCGGATCGTAAAATCCAACTTTTCGCGGGCCGCCACAGGCCCGCTTTTTTTATGGCTAAATGGTATTAATCTTGATATGCTTATCTAGTGATTTATTGAAATTATGTTGTATCAAAACCGTGTGACTGGTGGTCTTGTTGAGGTTATCTCCCAGCACGGTGCAGGCATCCTCATGTGCGTTGACGCCAATGAAGAAGTTCTTTATTTGAATGAGGAGGACCTGACTCCACATTTGGAGGCGACTACGGAGAAGATGAAAAATGAGGAACGTCTGACGGAAGATTTAAAGTCAGATGGCGCTAATCCAGCCAAGCCGACAAAAAAAGAAACATTCCCTAACGACACTCGTATCAATATCAACCTTGCATCAGCTCGTCAGATTGCCGATGCTTTGCCCGGTGTCGGATTGAAAACTGCACGTGATATTAAAGATCTGCAGATGTCCCTCCCTGGCGAGCGCTTCCAACGGTTGGAGCAACTTAAGTCTGTTAAGCGTGTTGACTGGGAAGAGATTTTCAAAGAGAATTTAGTGCGTGTCGAGTGATAATTGGCGCGTGCTAATGTGTTATTGGAGCATCTAAAGCGTTGCCCAGTAATGCGTTGGTGATGGTTAATGCAGCTTGATAATTTTCTAAAGTCCAAAGTTCGTTGGCACTTGGGTTATAACTTAACCTCGGTGCCAGCGGGTGATATAGCTCGCCTAGAAGAGGCTTTAAGCAACATCCAGGATTCCTACTGGTATGGCAAGATTGTCGAGCAGTTGAGTCGCTGTGATGAAGCAGAGAAGCGCACAGACATGACCGGCTCAGTCAATAACGACACTGTACCACGTAGCCGGATTGAATCAATTGCCGGTGACGTTGATCGTACGATTGCAACGTCTGATTTCAGGGACACGTTGAAAACGTGGACTCAAATTTATATTTACGAAACAGATAGGTTAGCATTACATTTATATGTCCCTAACTACAGAAATCCAGAACAAGCGCGGTATAGGTTTAATCGGGAGGGTTCGGAATTTATTCAAGCTCTGCCTGGCCCTGCTGATACAGCTGTTGGCACCCGTCTTTTACTTGAAAACAATTTCCGGTGAGAACATTTCAGTTAAAATGGAACGCAAATTACTAGAAAAATTTTACCAAACTCCTGAAGCTAAAAGGCTGTTAGATACGATCAGTTTTGCTGAGGGTACGTATCGTGACAACCCAGAGGAGTCGTACCGTGTGATGTTTGGCGGTGGTCTATTTAATGACCTCAGCAGGCATCCCGATAGGGTCATTCATGGCGGTAGATATAGCAGTGCAGCAGCTGGCCGCTATCAATTCATGCCTGCTACATGGGAGAATACTTCGGGTCGTTTAGGTCTCCAAACTTTTCAGCCTAGGGAGCAAGATTTAGCTGCTTTAAAACTGGCTAGGGATCGTCTTTTACCTATAGGCGGACTGTCTATTTTACAGAAAGAAGGGTTTTCTCCACGTGTTTCAAACGCTTTATCGCCAGAGTGGGCTTCATTCCCTACCTTTGAGGGTGTCAGCTACTACGGCCAACCAGTCAGGTCCTATTCAGAGCTTGATAAGTTCTATCGGAATGTGAAAGTTCCTGGATCAGTGCCAGTCTCAACTCCCTCAGCGCCAGCCTCAACCCCCTCAGAGTCAGTTAAACCCAAGGTGAAGGAAGATACCAAGCCAAAGGAGCAGATGGGTATGCAGTTTTTACGTAATTATCTGCATTTTCTTCCTGGATTCGGTAGTTCCATGATGCCAGAAGAGACTTCATCTATCGATGGCCTTAAAATATTGGCCCAGGCTTTCGAACCACCTCAATTTATGGAGTGATGAGCGTGCAACAGTACGGAATAGCTGATATTGGCCGCGAGTTCCAGAAATATGGCCTAACTGTTAAGGAACACCCCGAATTTGGCGGTGTTGGTAGGCATGCGCCTGACTCATATCATTATTATGGGGAAGCGATTGACGTTACTGACTGGCGACCAGACCTTGCACCAGAGTACAAAGGTGCCGAGCCGAAAGATTGGCGCGTTAGAACCGCTAATATTATTCAAAGAGCACGCCAATCTGGTCTTTTTAACGAAACATTAGGTCCTGGTGACAAAGGTCATGATACTCATGCTCATTTAGCGCTAAAAGATACTGTTCAAGCGACCCCTCAGCTTCTTCAATGGGTAGCTACTGGTGCTTATGAGTCCCCAGACGGTAAAATTACTAGCCAAATGCCTCTCCAGCAAAAAGATTCTCCTTTAGTTGGGTCTAAGGTCTCAGCACTAGACGCAAAAATTAAAAATACAGCAAAAGAAGAAAAAACTAATGCTGATCGGTTCCTTAGTTCTTTTGTTTTTGAAAATTTGATGCCTAAAGCACCTTCTTTTAAACCACAGTCAAGCAGTGCAGCAGAAATGCTCCAATCTGCCTTTAAAGCACCCAAATTTATGACGTGATGAGATTTGCTGCCGTACCTGGCTACTATCCTGGGTTTCCAGTGACGTATAACAATATGTATAACGACTACCAGATGACTACGGCGGGTTATGGGGATCCTTTTAGTCCGGGAAAGACTGAAAAGCACACCCCTTGTAACCTTGTCGTGTCATATACAGGTCAGAATGACCCACGTTATCAGTTGAACAACCCTGCTTACATGCGAGAGGTGATGCGTTCACATAGTGACAACATACCGATGGTGGTTAACAACAGAAATCCTATTCAAAACCTATGAGCGTTAAACCGACTACAAGGCTTGGATATATGTTCGGATTAGGTGGCCGAAAAAATATCCCTTATGAAAGTCCTTTGAACAGCAACCAAGACTCTATTGCAAGAGGTCAAAAAATCGGTGTAGAAGGCTATTCTGACATACGTTCTGCGGCACCTAGATCCCCTCTACGTAAAGCTGGAGATGTGTTCCCGTTAGGATTGTTAGAGCCTGGGTACATTCCAGAGCCCTATGTACCGGAACTTCTAGTACGCGATTTTGATTTTTCTATATCTGACGAGTCAGATTTTTAACAATGGCTAAGAACAAAATGCCTCCTGAGCTTTTGGCTCACTTCAAGTCAAAAAATGAAGGCAAAGATTCGAAAGACGAATCCAGTAAAGATGATAAGGTAAAACGCAAAGAAGCGCTTTCTAAAGCAAGGACTCGTTTAGAGAAGAAAGACAAGGGCGACGACAAAAAATAATCAACTCCGTTATAATTAAATTAGTGCAATCCGCTGAATAAACGTGTCTAGTACCAGCTCTAATAAACAGCCGTTGATGGTAGATCGTCCAGCATCTACCTCTACTTTGCTGACAGTTGCATCAGGACAAGCTTTTACCACGAGTTTGATTCCAAGTGCGGTTGGTAACCTGACACGTATTTTTGATGTTGATAGTAGCCTGACGGATACATCAATTTCTGGTGCTTATATTGACGAGATCTATCTTCAATACACTAAACGGCCTATTGAATTTATTGATGCAAAAGCTGCTGTAGTTGGCGCGTATACGGTCGATGGCGCAGGTACAGGTATTGAGATTGATTTTGGTACGGGTCACAATGCACGTGTTGGACAGCAAGTTTGGGCTGACTTTACATCTTGGAGTGCGGGTTCAGTCCCTATTGATCAGGCTTTAACAATTACAGCCATCACTGATCAAACAATCACAGCGACGATACCTTCTCAAACTGCAGGTATCACTGGTAACGTCAGTGTGTATCTTCCGATTGATATTGCTTTTTACGCTGTAAATGTGGGCACTATTACAAATACTAACCAAGTTTTTCCGCTTTTTGTGGCAAGCATTGAAGCTGTAGCTGCAAATTCGTATTACAGTCTTACTGACGGTAACATTCTTCCTTACATTAATCACCCTGTTGTTCAAGCTGGCGCAAACTTTGGATCTGCTAATAGCACCACGGCACCTAAAATGCGAGGCCTAATGCTCAAGCGTGGGCAAGCCTTATATGCTGCTGCAAGTGGGGCCACAGCCTTGACTAACGGTTTCTATGTGAACGTTCAGGCAGGTTTCTATTGATCTAAGGTAATGCCATTTGGAGTCGACGGTTTCGGTGGTTCTTCGAGCCAAAGCTTCGATGGGAAGTTTGCCAAGAAGTTTGATAAGTTAACAGATTTTAGCCCTAAGAGAGAAAAGCGTCAGGCTCCTAATCCTTTTGATTTCGAGCCTAGCAATAGAGAAGCTGATAGTGAGATTATCTTTTATAACAACGACTCTTTGTGGTCTCGGTGGCGAAGAGGCTATGACCTGTACAGCCTGACTCAGACTTATTTCGGCACTTCTTCGTCTGATCGTAATACCCGAGGTGACTTCAGGATGTACTGCGCTTTCCAGCAGTTCCCTGGTGTGTTCATTCCTGCGCGGATGTTCATGTTCCCCAGCTCTAATCCGGAGATTGGAGAACATATGGTTGGCGTGCGAGATACTAATAGTTTTAGTTTTTATAACTTCGGTCTTCCTATTGACGAGGTAAGGTATCTCACTGCACCTCAAGATGGGACCTATTCCCAGGTAGGGACTACAATAACCGTGACATTGCAAAATCATGGTTTATTTCCCGGACAGTCTACTTATTTAGTATTTACAAGTGGTGCCGCTCTAGACGCCACCTTGACAATTGATTCCATTACAGACGATACTTTTACATGCACTGCGGCGGCGGCGGTGACAACATCAGGAAACGTGCAGGTACGAAGAAGCACTGATTTTGATAGTCCCGCATGGACTGAGATGCGAGTCAAAATACGATTCCTCCCTACGCCCGTCACTTTCTTTGCTGGTGAACGTCTCGCTGATCGCGTTATAGAGCGTGATCCCGGAATTAATTTTAGTTATACACAGTCTGCTAATACAATTACTGTTAACTGCTTTGGCGTGCATGGTCTTTCGACTGGCAATACTGTTTTACTTGTCTTCTTTAGCGGGGTTTCTATCCCTGGACTATATGAAGTTACTGTCACAAGTCCGACTCAATTTACGGTCCAGTCGGTAGCACCCGCAACGACATCTGGTGCTGGATTATTGAGCCGAAGAATTAGAGGATATGATTACAACAACTATGTCGGTTATACAGTCACAGGGGTTGACGACAATACAAATGAGATTCTTTTCCAGCGTGCTGATAGTTATGGTAACTCTTTAGTGGATCCGGCAACTGGGCTACCTGCAGCGCAAGGTGTCTCTAGAACTCTAGTCCCGGCGCATCGCGGTTTCGAAGTTGGAAGATACCTCACCACTGAGATACGACATCAGTGCAGTTGTCCTGATTTCATGCGTCGACAGACTTACAACCTTTATAAAGATGCAAGGAAAAAACGCATTCCGATTACTCCCATCACAAGTGTTAAGCCTGGCCAACGCTTAGGTCGGGACGTAGATCC